GGTTACCACCATGCGAAGCCCTCAACGCATAAGTTGCAGCCAAAGCATTGGCACATTCGGTATGAACTAGGAACTTACCTTCACTAGAAAACCCCAAATATGCCCACACTTTTTGCATTTTATCTCTAAGTTTTCCCCTCCAAGCTGCTACATAACTATCACCTTTCGGATTATCAATATCAACAAAAGAATAGCGAGGACTGGGTCGCCGGACAGGCCCTACCATAAGGCACCCAGCCGGTTCCAACGCAACCAAGAAAACTGAGAAAGGTCCAATAATACAGACCTCGGCAATACTTAATCCGTCTTTTGTTCTCTCATACAAAAAATCGGGGTCCGGATGACATGGATAAAACTGACCTTTTCCCTCTACATCATGAGGAGAAAAATCTATCATGCCATCAGTACGGCGACACCAAACTGCTCCGTTTGTTTCGCCGTCAGCGCCCATTTGACCTATAAAACTACGCATTATTAAAACTCCTTTCTGCCGTACAACCCGCCGGAGAAGAAGTTTCACATAATCCGCAGTAAGCGCTTGACGATAAGTATTTCCACACTGGTATACATCGCACACAAATAAGAATTCACTCTCGAGGTTGGCCCAAGCATTTCGCTGAAATTGCCTAGCCTCATCGCCTCCGAACTGAAATTCTGCCTGGACACTCATGTCCACTACTAAATTTGCCCTGGAAGTCCCGTTCTGAACAAAATCAGGATTTCCAAAGTTTCCTTGATAAAAGGGAACCACAAAATGGTTTCTTGAGGGATCAAACTTACGATCTCGAGCACTCCCATAGTGACTCAAGAACGAAGCTCTCAATTGACCATCTTGCAACAATGCTGTAATTCCTCTAACACAAGCTGCTTCACGGCATGCATGCGCATAAGGATGATTGTTAACTGTATTGACTATCCGAGAAGAAACACCAAGGCTTGTCATACGATCTTGTAACACTACATTGTTAACAGGGACTTGCCAATGGCGAAAATAAGAGACGAGATCAGTACAATACATTTTATCAAAGAAGGC